CATGCAAGGAAATGAGCATGGTCATGAAGTTAACATGGCAGTTGTTGGACACGTACTTGGGCAAGATGCAGCAGACCGTGCACACGGACGTAACACTCATTTTTTTGATGCCGTAAACAAGCACGCAGAAGGCGGCACACCAGTAAGCATGGGCTTTGGTGATACTAAACTTGATTACACACGTAAAGCAGCAAAAGTTCGTGCTCCAAAGGCTGCACCAGCAAAGCAACGAGGTCCTCAACTTATGGGTATGCCAATTAACATTGCAACTGCTGGAACTCCCGCAGCGCCCGCATCACCTGCTGTTGCTGCAAAAACACAGAAGTATGCACATCGTGACCCTATAACAAAGAAAATTTCAGGATACAAAGATTATCCACAAGAGCCTATTGCTACAAAGAAAGCAACAGCAAAAAAGGCTGCTCCAAAGAAAAAGAAATAAACGATGTCTGCGGCGCTTAACGAAGACACTGTTTCACATCAGGAATTTACTAAGGGTGTTTCTTTTGAAACAATCCCACCCTCTGTTGTTACTCACGGACAAATTGTTCGTAACTTTGGGATGCAACCACCAGGATATTGGCTAGAATCACGTATGAGCACTCCTGGTCCAATGACTGGTGGAGCACCAATCCTTAGTCCAACTCAATTTAGTCATGGGGTGATGTGGTAATGGCAAGTGCAGCATGGCAACGTAAAGAAGGTAAAAACAAAAAAGGCGGCCTTAATGAAACAGGTCGTAAATCTTACGAGAGAGAACACCCTGGTTCTAATTTAAAAGCACCTGTCTCCAGAGAAAGAGCGGCACGTTCTCCAAAAGACGCATCACGTCGTAAGTCATTCTGCGCACGTATGGGCGGAATGGAAGGACCAATGGAACGCAACGGTAAACCAACTAGAAAAGCACTGGCACTAAGGAAGTGGGATTGTTAATGAAATGCGCTAACTGTACAAAAGATGCTTTTTATATTTATCAAATTACTGAGGGTGCACAAATACTGTATTGCAACAACCACTTGCCAAAGTTTTTAGAGCAAGCAAAAAAGGCTGGATTACTAAAGACAACTGAAGCCTTAAAGTCTGTACTTGACGAAGGTTTTAAAAAGATTTTAAGTACACCTGATGAACCCGTACTTGAGACAGAACCAACACCGACTACAACACCGTCAAAAAACTCGACTAAGAAACCCGCAACAAAAAATGACTCTGATTCGTAAGTTTGCTATCCAAGGTCATTCAGTCCCAAGTTCTGCACATACCCCTAGAGGTCCTTTTCCACCCGAAGTTTTAGCCAAGCCAGAAATGGCTGTAGAAGAACATCATTCAGATTCTTTACATGCTGGGTTAGATGATGTTCGGTTCTTTAAGTGCAAAGAATGCGAAGAAGTTCTTTTACAAGATGAATTAGACAACCACGAGTGTGACGAATAAACGCAGACATTAAGCAATAATTCTTGGATACTTACTCGTAAGGTTCCCCTAAGCGCATGGGGAAATTAACACCTCTCTAGAGAAAGCGGAAAAAACATGGCAGTAAATAACAACGGTAATCTTTTAGATACCGCAGGCGAGGTCGCTATTGACTTCGTATGGGGAAACTTCCCTATTCAACCAAACGATGCACGTCCAGATGCAGCAAGTGCAACTCTTTCAGAATCAGTCACCACAAGAGTAGCGGGTCGTCTAGCCCCAACATTAAATGACCACATCAACGCTCTTTCAGGTTGGAATGGTTATCCACAATATACACCAAATACAGCAGGCGAAGATGTAGCAGGTTCAGTTGACTACATTCTTGTACCTTCAGTAATTGGTCTTACAACAGCACTTGCAACTGATGCAATGAAGGACGCAACACTTGTTCCTACAACTGCAGCAGGAGCATCTAACGTCGGTAAAACTATAACAGCAGCAGCCCGTACAGCAGGTTCAGCAGTTATCTCAATTACAGCAGCAAGCCACGGCTTTGCTGTCGGTAACAAGGTAACAGTTTCTGATGTTTCTGGTGGAGATGGCGTAAACGGAGTTTGGACAGTTCTTGCTGTTACAAACGCAAACGTGTTCACTGTAACTGGAACAGCCACAACAGTACAGGCTCTAACAGGTCTTGCTGGCGTTGTTTCTGGTGTTGCTGGAACTATCAAGACTCAGTCACTTGCAGCAGGTGCAAACACTATCTCAGCAGGTGCAGCAGTAACAATTACACCATTTGCAGCAGCATCTTAATTAGTTAGGCAATTAATATGGCTCGTGTAGCAGGCGGCAGGAGTAGTCGTGGTAAACGACGCTCTATGCCGTCTGCTCAAGAGTTAATGGGTGATTTAAGTCGCCAAGTATTTGGGCAAGAATTTACGGGTGCTCCAACAACAGCGTCTACAGCAGAGTTCAGAAACATGCGTAACCGCATGGAAGATGATTCGCAAGGTTTAGACTTCTTTTTGTTCGACAATGAAAGAACTGATTACAATAACTTGGCTGGGTTGCCCAGTTCTATGGATACTTCTTATGGTCGTCAGTTTGTTGAGTACAACCCTCTTACAGGAGACGAAAGCGTTCCAGGTTATTTTGGACCTCAGAATGAAGAAGACGATTCTCCAGCACCTTTGACTTTAGTTCCAACATCTACAACAAACCCAGAACGCCCACGTACAGTAGCCGCTGGTTATGACGCAGATGAAGAGAAGTTAACTGTAGTTTTTCGTGATGGAACGTTTTACAATTACTATGAAGTAGACGAAAACGAGTGGGCAGCATTTAAGGCTAACCGTTCTAAGGGTGCAGTTATTTACCGTATGCTTGACTTTAAACCACGTGGTCCAGCAGATGACTCTAATATCTCCCAGTCTGCTAGAGAAGCATATTATCGTTTTGCACGTGGTTCTCAGATACACTTAAAGGGTAAAGGCAAAGGGCAAAGTAAAACAACGTACAAAACTGCGGCTCAAAAGGCGGCGTCTAAGAAAAGGTAACAAATGCCAAAGGTGCATAACATCGGTCCAGTATTCGTTCAAGTAACTAAATTTCCCTATGAATGGGGCAGCAAAGTAGTTGTTCGTGGTTGGACTCAAGAGATTGAAGAACCATTTAGAACTTCTAAACCTTTTATACTAAGATTACCTAAGTTCAAAGCACTAGTGTGTGGTCGTTGGACTGGCCTAAAAACCGAAGAAGAAGCATTATCTGTAGCACTAGAAACACGGGAAGTGACGTATGAGGATTTTACGGAAGAAGCAGGATGGACACCAGCCCCAGACACGGATTCAGAAGAGAGTGTCGAAGATATCTACGCCCGACTTGATTCAGTGGATGGAACATTCAATGTTCACGATTGGCAAATGTATTACCGCTTGGCAAAAGAGTCCGACTGAAGAAATGTTAGATGAGGTAGTAATGGGTGCAGAAGCCTTTTACGAAATCGCTAAAGAGTTGAGACGTCGTGCTTAATGTGTTACGCTTTGCTTGCTTTACCTCTCTCTTGGTCAGGCGATGGCCCACGCAAGTGGGTCTCGCTATTTACGGAGTCAAATGAATACCTATGATGACAATAAGTTTGAGGAAATTAATCCTGAGTTCTATCTAAACGAAGAGAACTTAGCCCCCGAAGAAATCATTGAAGAATTAGATGAACTGTCACAACAGTTTGTTGAAAAATTAATTGATAAAATTTTAGACTTCCTTAAAGTACTTGTAGGACATGACCTTCACGCATATCAAAAACCTTTAGCACGCAGAATTATTGAATCAGTAATTATTAATGATGGTGAAGAAATAACCGCACTTGCTTCACGTCAGTCAGGTAAGTCAGAAACGGTTGCGGATACAGTAGCCACATTGATGGTTCTACTTCCACGTCTTGCAAAATTATATCCAGATTTGCTTGGAAAGTTTAAAGATGGTCTGTGGGTAGGGTTATTTGCACCCACTGAGTCACAGGTAGAAACCTTGTTTAGCCGTGCTGTTACACGACTTACCTCTGAGCGTGCAGTTGAAATTCTTGGTGACCCTGAAATTGATGACTCTGCAGCACGTGTTGGTGGAGTAACTCGTCAAATTAAACTAAAGAATTCTGGTTCTACGATTACGATGATGACTGCAAACCCTCGCGCAAAGATTGAATCTAAGTCTTTCCATTTGATTGTTATTGATGAGTGTCAAGAAGCAGATGACTTTGTAGTATCTAAATCAATTTCTCCAATGCTTGCATACTACGCAGGAACAATGGTTAAGACAGGAACTCCTACAACAAGTAAGAACAACTTCTATCGTGCTATTCAACTAAACAAGCGACGTCAAACAGGTCGTGGTTCACGTCAGAATCATTTTCAATGGGACTGGAAAGAAGTTTCAAAGTTTAACGCCAACTACGAAAAGTTCATTAGAAAAGAAATGCTTCGTATTGGTGAAGACTCAGATGAGTTTCAAATGTCTTATTGTTGTAAATGGCTTCTTGAACGAGGAATGTTTGTTACATCCAATGTTATGGATAAATTAGGTGACACATCTTCTGAGTTAGTAAAGTCTTGGCATAAGACACCAGTAGTTGTTGGTATTGACCCTGCCCGTAAGACTGACAGTACAGTTGTAACTGTAGTGTGGGTTGACTGGGACCGTCCTGATGAGTTTGGTTACTTTGAACACCGAGTACTTAATTGGCTTGAAATTCAAGGAGATGATTGGGAAGAACAATACTTCCAAATCGTAAACTTTTTAGAAAACTACGATGTTCTTGCAATTGGGGTAGATGCTAACGGTGTAGGTGA